TTATCTTCAGGCTCGTTTTCTGGAGTATAAATTCCTTTAACGGCAGCAGCAGGGTTTCTTGTTAACGCTGCTCCCAAAGGGTATGTCTGACCAACAATTAATCTATTAACAGGCTTGCCATCTGGGTCTTCTCCCTTGCCACCCAAACCCTTGACATATTGTTTTAAGTCTTCTTTTTCAGCACCTTCTGCTATAGTCGAGTCTTGTAATAATTTTGACCCTACAGCTACCTCGAAATCTTTAAATGCAAGTTCCCAGCTTGTAGATATGCTTTGATAGGACTCTTCCTCCTTGTCAGAAGATTCTACAATTGCTTCTGCTAATTCTGGATATACTTGCTTATAGATTAACCCAGCCGCATTCATGTAAAAGGGTTCTGTCTTGTTGGCGTAAGACTCAATATCGTTGTTTTTAAAGTCAAACTCTCGGTCAGAGAAGGACGCATTGATCATATGTCCAACAATTTTATCTTTTTTGTGCTCAATATTTATTGGCTTATTGATAAATCTTTTTACAGCGGCTACGGCAGTCTTAGCATCAATGCCGTCTCCGTTTTTATTGAACTCATTAACTTTTGCTAAGTTAAAGACCACTGGCAATACGTCGATATTTTGATCTGGGTTAAAGTCATCTGGCAACAGAGATTCTGCCGCCTCTTGGATAGTTCCTTGAGAAAGACCAAATAACTCAAACTCCTCGTCTTTTATCTCCCTAACCCTGCCTTCAAATAAGCAAATATTAAAATCATCCAATGACATATTCACTATTACACAGAAATTTGAGTAGAATGATATAAAATTGCTGACGACAAATCATCTAGCTGATGTTCAGATCCTACTTCTAGAATTTTTTCATGAACGCCGAGGGCAGTGAGCTTATCTAAATCTTTAACTATTTCTGATAAAGACTCCTCCCACTCACTACTATCTTTTGCTATTACAATTGACTCACAAACCTGAGTAACCATTTCTTTTTTTTGTTTGGACATTCTCTTTAATCCAAACTTAGATGCGAATTCTCTAAAGGCTAATAATTCAAATTCATTTATTTTTTTAGTAGCCTCTACAATATGTTTCTTTGAGAAAGTTTTAGAATTAGAAACACCTAGAGGTCTGCCACCAGAAGGAGCGACAGGAGGAGTTTCCGTTGGTTTTTGAGCATCTTTAGGCTCAGGGTCTCCACCTTTAGGAACACCCTCGTCATATAAATTAATTGTATTAACTAAGGGCATATAATGACCACGTTCCCTATCATCTTTAAATTTATCTTGAGCCTTTTCCATTTCTTTTGGCGCAGGGAAGGAACCAGTGTGGACAACCTTCATACCTTGCTCTGGAGTAAGAACACCTAACTCCATAAGTCTTGTAGCGAGCTTGGCTAAGTTGCTATCATCCATTGTATCTGTTTTTGCAAATTTAGCTACAGGCCATGATCTCAACCCAGCACCTTTACAGACTCTTGCTATTTCAGGATTAATAAAATCATTAAGAAATGCTCTTCTGGACTCCTCCAACCTCTGGAAAAACACTTTCATTTTTATGTGACCATCAGAATACTTTGAGTCACCGATTAATACATTTTGAAGCCCGTCCTGAATATCTTTGTTAAGAACTTCGTATTTAGCGGGGCCAACAACCTTCCTTATGTCAGGTATAACAAAATCTGCTTTTGTGGTGTAATCCGAAACCAAAACTCTTCCGACACTTTGATTTTTGAAAATCTGTTGCATGGCGGCTAAGTTCTTGTGGTTGATTCCTCCCTTGTCTGGCTCATTACCCATTGTTACAAGTAGAACAACATTTTCAATAGACCTGCTAATTGCCTGATCAATATTTTTTAATTCTATTTTTCTATTTAAATCATCAAGCACAGAGTAACCTACAGGAATAGCCATAGGCTCATAATCTTGTTTTTTAGAGAAAATAATATGAAGCATCAAAGGGTCTAGTTTAATCTGGACCCTAGGCATAGCATAACCCGCTTTTCCTGAAGTCTTTATGGACTCTCTTGCATCTTCTGGCAGAGATTCAAACAACTCTTTCTCATCTTCTGTAGTTGGGTTCTGTAGCCTAGCAATTTCAAAAGGAGTCAAAACTTTAAAATACTCATAACCACTAAAAGAAATTCCACCCTTTGTTGCTATGTCGCTTGGGTTAATAAGCAAATATCTAATTGGTATTTCTTTCCTGACACTAGCACCATATGTCTCCAACATTTTTTGAGAGTTTTTTAATGGTATCTTACCGTCCAAACGATAAAGAAACACATTGCCAGAACGATAATACTCTCGAAAGTATTGTGCTTTTAGATCATGCATCCTGATTCTTTTGAACCAAGCCTCTACAAATTTCCTTGATTTTTCGTTACCGCCCTCGACATAAATATCTGAGTCAGCAAACTCTGACAAAAGATCTATAGTGCCTCGAAAATTAGCTATATTAAAATAAGCTTTCTGACATAACTCGACAGCCTCGCTTACATCTGCTGAATCCTTTGAATAATTGTATGGTAAAATTCCATCTTTAATATTATCAAACTTTCCTGACAAACCGCTTTTTGCCACCCTATTAGTCCTTACAGCAGTTCTACTGGTAGGACCATCCAACCTAGATGCTTTACTGGACTCTAAAATAGAATCCCCTATCAACTGTGGAGAGGACTCTTCATCTTGAGCATTTACTAAATTTTCTATGGGTTGTTCCTTTTTCTTGAACTTAGCCCAATATTCTGATCGTTTGGTATATTTCCGAGGCATATCAAAGTTTACACTAAAGTTATAAAAGTTACTTTTAAACTTTTCAAATCGCAAATGGAACAAATGTTGTATCGGCCCTCTTCTCTGGAGTGGCGTTCTCAGCATCGAAATAAACCTTGGCGAACCAATTCCCTAAAACCAGTGCTGAATAAGAGTCTTTTCGCGCCCTGTTTGGTCCTTTTTGTCTTTTTAAATTTTGAGGTAAGTTAAAGGACTGAGAACCCTGCGGGTTAGCTATTACTTCAATATTAGCACATTCTGCTTTTGTTAATTCTACAATTGACTTTTGGTGATCAATCAGGTCAATCATCATCGCACCTTTTGAGGCTTTTGGTGCCTTTATGTCCCATTTTAGTTTTTCTATTGGTAAATTCTTTTTTCTCTGTGAATCAAAGTGAGAGTCTATAGCTCTAGAAGCAAATAAAATTCTTTTGTGATCTATTGCTGCTTGAAGCATCTCATTAGCATTTCTTATCCAGTTGGATGTAGGTTTCCTTAGTATGCAGTAATTTTTTTCTCTTACATTGTATTGATTTTTAAAACTTAAAATATCAGAGTGCCAGTTCTCTGGTTTTTCTAAATCAACATCAATTACTCCAATTTTAATATCATTCTCTTTAAACAAAGCACTCTCGTTGCAAGAGTTTATAAACTGAACTCCTCCGTTGTAGTCACCGCATATACCGACAATATTAAAATGTTGTATTAAGTATAAGAAATATTCCATATGTTGCTTTAGAGACACACCTGCTATTGCATAGCTGTGAACTAAGCAGATCTTTTGACTGTCTCGATCTATCTTAAACACATGCATGGCAAAATGGTCAGCACTTGTGTTGCCAGCCCAGTTGGGGTCAAAAGCAAGAAGATATTCGTCACTAGGATTACCTACAACCTCAACAGCAGGAAACTCTCCATCAGGGATTGTGCAAGCTGCCATTTTTGATAATCTGAAATACCCATCACTCTCATCTATGAATTGTGCGCCAAATTCTCTTTTGAACTGCATCTCACTCATGGTAGCCTTAGCTTGTTTAAGCAGATTTTGATCATATAACCTTGGAGGAGCGCAGTCATAACTTAACTGCATAATCAGTCTATAAGCATCATCTTTAAAGTCGTCCTCCTCTTCTCCCAAGCCTTCCTTGACCGCTAGGCCATCTATTAAGTCTACATATTTTTTATAGAGTTTATACATATACTCAAACTTAAAGGATGGAGATGAAAGAATTATTAACTTGTTGTTAGGCCAGATATATCTGTCCTTTTCTGTCATCTCGCCTTTGTCGATTAATTTGGATTCTAAATTGTATAACTCTTCCCTCTCGATAGGATTCTCTACCACACCAAGGAAAGGTATAATAACTTCATTAAATATCTTTTCAGGTATAGTTAAGAACTCATCCAATACAATCCTGTTAAATCGAAATCCACGAAGTCTATCACCGTTAGCTAACGGAAGGGCTATCGCCCTAGCCTTACCTAAAGTCATAGTCCATTGGTCAGTTCCTTTTTGTATTTTAAATCCACACTCTTTGATTAGGCTT